TGTTCCATAGGTGTTCTAGTCCTGAATTTTTGGCAATCTCTGCAATATCTAAATGCATCTTGCGAGCGACAGCGCGACCTTCAAGTTCTAGCATTTCAAGATTGCCAGAGATAGAACCACAGATGACACCGACACCTTCTGCTGTTTGAAACCAGGCTAACAATTCTTCAGCCGAAGGTTGTCTACTTTGAAATTCTTTCCAGGAAGCAAGTCCTGGTCGCTTGGAACCGTCCGTTGCTACAGGCACAACAGAGATGCCTTCGTTGGCAAACTCCAGTGCTGTCTTGAGTATCTTGTTCATTCTTCCCCCGTTTGTTGTTGCCCTACTTAGATTTTACTTTCTCAATTCTTATTTCCCACACTTGTTCTGTGTTGCAGATGCGGCAAGTCACCTGGCCGAAATCGTGGCTGTAAAGTTTGCGGATTGATTCGCATTTGATGTCTGCTGTGCAGTTGATGCAATTCAACAACAAGGTTGTCACGACTTGCCTGCCCATCCATCACCTTTGAAATGAATGGCAGGTGGCGTGAACTCCTTGCGCATTATCGAACCACAGTGACCACAGTTGACAGTTGCTTCGACATCAAATGAAAATGATTGCAACACGATGTCACCGCAATCGTTGCAGGTGAATTGATATGTGGGCATAAACATCCTTTCAATCGTTACTGCGTGGAACTGACAGATTCGAACTGTCACACAACCCCCGAAGATATGTGGCCACCTGGCGTTCCGTCTTGGCTGGAAACGGAAGGGAGAACCAGCCAAGAGATTTACTAAACGGGCTTTGCTCCTAATTGACCAAGCAACGCCATAATCTCTGGTGAGAGATTGTTTGGGTCAACTGGCGCCGCCGCAGGCGCAGGCGCTGCCGCTGGCTTTGCTGGCGCAGAGCCAAGGTAGGCATTTGCCTTTGCGATTGCTGCTGCATCACCTGTGGCATCAATGAGAATCCACGGTGCCGATTTGCCAGGCTTTGCTGTCCCCTGACCGATGCGTGCCAGAACCTTCTGGCCAGTCTTGCTCTTGAGAGCATTGCGAAGAGCGACATTGAACCAGAGCAAAGAGTTGTGTTCTTTGTTGGTATCAAGGTCAACGATGTTCACTTCAATTGCTTCTGCTTCTCCGTGAACTGTTGGAATGCCAGTCTTGTATTCGACTGGCGAGATGATAAGAAGGTGGTTGGCAAGGTCTGCCACTTTCACCGTCTCTGATGCATTACTTGGTGCTGCGAAGGTCATTCCCCCACTGCCTTTCTGTTAGTTTGTTTGAGTGCTAACGCTATTTGCTTCATCCTCTGCATTGTTCTTCACAATGTCATTGATGGTTGGTTCTAATTCATCGTCATTATCAAACTGCAGATAAACGATTTTTGCTTCACCACGAATACCTATCATCCATCCGATGACTTTCAAGAGTAATTCTTGCCAAGCGCTCATTACTTGGATAACTAATTTAGGCTTGAGTGTCACCGTAGCATCCTTTCGATAGGTCGGTGCTAAAAGGTAGGAAGTACGGACACCAGTTACAGGTGCGCGATGGTGCCGCTGGTATGACTGTCAGCATCGCTGGATTGGCTTCTACATCTACTGTGGACAGTAGCGTGTATAGGTCATCAATGCGTGACAGTGCTTTGATTGCAACGGTTTCGTCATAATCAAAAAGTTCAATATGCATATCATCAAGCGAGCCTGATGTTGGCAGATATACAAGTCCAACCTTGTTGACGGTTGCGCCGCTCTGGGCTTTTCCGTATCCATAGAGTTGGATTTGTACCTGCTGCTGGATAGTAGCGCCATCGCTTCGGCGCTCCTTGAGTTGATTGAATCCGACAGTTTTCCAATCAAGGACAATGCCACGGATGCTGTCGAATAGGTCAATGGTGCCTGACAGGTTTGAACGAATCTGAACCTTCTGCTCAACTTCGTAGCCTTCAAGTTTGCCAAAGACTTCAGCCAGGTATGCGTGGATTGCAGTACCGACTTGCGCCGCCCAGGAACTGCTCCCACTTTCGTTGGGCTTCTCCCAGTCCAAGAGTTTGTACGCAAGTCGGCGGCTGCATTCGTGTCCGATTTCGGATGGACCAATAGCAATCTGCTTTCCGCGTGGCGTCCAGATTCCTGCTTGAGTAATCAGTTCGCGCAGTTGGTTAGCAAGTTGCTGACCTGGAGAAGATATTGATGCGAAGGTCATTCATCATCCTCATCTTCATAAATCTCTTCGTCAGGTATTGACGGAGTGATGGGGTCTATCCAAGGATTGATGATACTCATTGATTATCCACCAAAGAAAATCGGCGAGATTGCTGAACAACTTCCAGCATCTCTATCACTTGCGGTGGCAGGATTTCGCGAGCGCGTTTGGTATCGAATCTCTTTGATTCAATTTGTGTCCAGCGCACCACTGGTAATCCGTTGTGAACACCTTCTTCACAGTCACCCAGAGCATTCTCCAGGTGACTGCGAGCGATGTCTGCAACTTCTTGCCACTCTTTTATCTTGGCCAACGCTTCACGGTATTGCTTTAGCCATTGGGCAGTGTTGTCATCAAGGACAACAACACCTTTTTCTACTTGCATTGACATAGTTTCCCCCTAGTCATTTTTTAGTACCAACGATTGCGCTTGAAGAAGTCCCAGGCGGCACAGGGGCCACCAGAGCCATACTTTCGACCGATGTACGCAAGTGTTGCTACGGTTTGAGCCACACCAGATTCAGAATGTTTCATTCCAAGATTCTGATATGTACCTTCCAGCAATTGCCCGATTCCTCGCGCACTGCTCGTTGGATTCTTGGCCTTGGGATTCCAAGCGGATTCCTTACCGACCAATTTGGTAAAGCAGGCGAACTGCTTCTTTGTCAGCAACTCCCGCGCTAACTGCTTCGGATTCACTTGCATGAGTGCAGGTGGCTCCTTGTAGATGACGGTGGCGGGAACTGCTTGTTGTGGTGCAAAGGCAGCATTGACAAACATTGATGTCATTGCTGAAACCCCGATGATGATGGCGATTCCTCGCCAAGTTTTTCGTCTGTTAGTTGTGATTGGATTTCTCCTTCCAATTTCACACCAGCACGCTTGAGAACCGTAGTTACATACGAATGCTCAAGATTGAGCGCTGCTGCGATTTCTTTCGGTGTGCATCCTGACCCAAACATCATTCGGACTCTTTCCGCATTATTGATGCGCGGAGCATTTGCTTTGCGTGCTTTGAGCATTCGCTTGCGTTGCTCCGTTGTGAAACCTGCCCATATTCCGTAGGGGATTTCTTGGTCAAGTGCGTATTCCAAGCACTCCTTTCGTTCGATACAGCCATCACACATCTTGCGGATGGCAGGGAGCGACTTTCGCTCTTCAGCACGCGATTCAGGAAAGAAGATGTTTGCATCTTCAATATTTCTGCATTTGGCTTCTGGCAGTTTTGGAATGAGAGGAAGGAATTCAAAGAAATTCACATCCTCTCCTTCAGCCAGGAGTCCAAGTCCTGAACCACGAAGGCCTTCTCGACAGAAGCATTGCGGCGTTTGATAACCACAAATGATGGTGGAACTTCTGCCAAGCCACGCGCTTTGGCGTAGTTCTTGGCTTCAGCCACTGCTTCTTCCCAGAAGGTCGGCAAACTAATGGATTTACGATTCTTGGCTTCAAGAATGTAAGTTTTGCCAGCAATGACGGCAACAATGTCGCCTTCATCTTTGGAACCCGAAAGTCGCAAACGCTCTGCAAAGACACCGTGACTCCGCAACCACTTGAGGATTCCGATTTCCCAGGCAGAGCCTTTGCGTCCATTCGGATTGGCCATTACTTCACCAATTCTAACTTTGCGGGCTTTTTGACCCGCGATTCTTTGACAATCATTATGAGTTGTTCCGCCAGTGTCAGCGCTTCCTGCTCTGTCAACTTGGCAATGCGAACGGCCAACTCTGGAAATCCAGAGCGCACTGCATCCAATCGGATGGCGCCATCTTCGTGCTTGAGAGCATCAACGCTTGAGAACTCCTTCAACCCTGCAAGGTCAATCAGGTTGACCTGTTCGGTGACATCTTCCAGCAGGTCCAAGTTGGCATCCTGCTCTTCTAGGTACAAGGCAAATTCGCCATCGCCTGTAGCGTGGACGCTAAAGAGCGGCTCACGGTGTCTGGTCATTTGCGCTCCAATGCTTGCTTGATGCGCTTCTGCTTAGAATCCCACTGCTGGGCTTCTCTGATGGCTTCATCCATCGGGCTGGCATCATAGCGCAGAACCGCCACAATAACCCCTAGAATGCCCGCCAAAGCCCCAATCATCACTATCTGGTCCATTCGGACCCCCTTTCGTTTGCCCCAAGTATGACTCAGGGGGCTGACAGCCTACGGGCGACACGCCGACGGTGGCAATCTGGGGTTGTATTGACAATCGTATGGACAGGTGGTTCAATTCTCTTATTGGAGCCAAGCACAGTAACTCCAGGAAACGGAAGAAGGAAATGACACAGTATAAAATCAAGTTCAACAAGAAAACTTTTGCTCAAGCAGACCGTTCGTCAGTTGCAGCGTTTATCGCTCTTAGTTACAAGGCAGATGTCAATTACGACAATCGCAAAATTGTTTGGAATTATGAAGCAGATTTTGCATTGATTGCTGGTAAAGAATTTGATGAAGCACTAAAAATTGTTGATGGAGCAATTTCAATTCGTAGCGCACAGTTCGATAAAGAATCAGATGCTCGTTACCAAAAGAAAATGGCTCAATTGCATCAAGAGCATCAGCAATATATGCAGGAAAATCACATTGTTGATAACAATGCAAAGGTAGGTGCATAATCGTGGCAAGAGTAAAAGTGAAACTAGATATAACACTGCAAGATATTGAAGATGCAATTCAGTCAGCAATTGAAGAGGCTTATGTAAGCAATATTGGTCCTGACAGTATGACTGAATATGAAATTGATGATGTTTCGGTAACTATGGATGACAAAGGCAATCTTATTGCTGAAGTTGGCTGTCAACATATTTCAGGCAAATGGGCTTCAACTGATGAAGTCGCAGAGCAAATTATTAGTTCAATGTCAACCAATATCAATTTAGAAATTGAGGCAAATCAATGCTAGACCTACTCTTTGGCACGCACATCGGCGGCTGGCAGGCGATGGTCCAGTTCTTCTTCTGGACCGGAATTTCATTGGTCTTGGTTCTTCGTTGGATGAAAAGGAATGCACGATGAGCGCAATGAGCAACTTGCACCTGCAACTGACAACAGCGATGAATCACACCGCTGACAAACTTCGCGATGCGACCGCCGATGGCTCTGGCGAAGTCCTAGAAGCCACCTGTATGACAGCAATTGAGATTCTGCAAATCTGCGCCAATGCACTGGCGGAAATACGCGAAGCCAGTGAAGGAGTCAGCAGTGGACATTAGAAAATGCCAGCGATGCGGTCAGATTGATTGGCAACAAGGTTTTCACATTCCGTGTAAATGTAATCGAAAGGAGAAGAAATGAAGAAGATTCGGTCCGTCCGTGTCAGCGATTCGCTGTGGTACAAGGTCAAACTCAAGGCCAAGGAAGAAGATAGAACTGTCAGCGAAGTCATCGTTGATTACTTGCGTGAATATGTAAAAGCCTAAAAAGCAAGAAGAACCCCCACACTGGAAAGGTGTCAGTGTGGGGGTTCTTCCTTATCGCTAGGGGATAAAAACTATTGTTTATCCTGGTTGCGTTTTATTTCAGCGAGTTCGGCAGCAATACTAAAGTATGCGGCACCATCAATGAAAGTGTCATCTTTGGAGTATTCAAAATTTTGTTGCAGTCTGGCAATCTTCACCAGCGCCATACAGATTGCAACCTGCATTGGCGATACTTCTGTCCCAAGGTAGGCAGACCACAAGACTGCAATTCTTCGATGATTCTCATATGGCGTTCCATAATCTTCTTGGCGGTCGCCATACATCAGCCTTTCGGCTTCTTTGAGAATTTCCCCCCGTTTCATCTGAACTACTCTCCTTCTTCCAAATCCTCAATGTCAGTGTAAAGAGCAACTTCTGTTTTTTGATTTTCTACGCGCTGTGCGTACTCACCAAGACCTAGAGCGGAAAGCACGAACGCAACTGCTGCTTCGGTTGGCATCTCTGGTGAGAGCGCGGAAACTATCAGAGCAACTGCTGATGAAACAAACGCTGCTACGCGAGCAGGATTCTTGTGAACAAATGACTTCAACTTTTCCATTCTTACTCCTTGAACTTAGGCTTACCGAATCCCACGATTGAGACTGGTTCTTGGCGCTTCAACTTCAAACGCTTGGTCTTTTTGTAGGTTCTGGTCTTGAAGGCAACCATACCGCCATTGCGTTGGTCTCCTTTTGAATCGCCAGAAGTATTTCCTTCAATTGTATGGACGATGCCTTTGCGAGCCTGCACGCCGATGACAATGCCGATATGACTAATCCGCTCGACTCCGTCACCTGGGAAGTCAAAGAAGGCTAGGTCGCCTGGCTCTGGCCTTGCGGTGGCGGCATCCTGCCACTGACCACGGGATTGAAAGGCTGTGGCTCCAGCCAGCGTTGAGATGCAATTAGGGATGCGCAGACCAACCTTCTTGGCGCACCACATTACGAATGACCCGCACCAAGGCAGGTAGTTCGCTCCCATCTCCTTGCCAAACTTTGTCTCATTCTCTTTCGGGCCTTCGGTGTATCCAACTTCAGCCCAAGCGACCTGAATGAATCTGTCGCGCTGTGTCATTTGCGGGTTCTCTTTTGCTTGGTCAGCAGAAGGCTGTAAATCTCATCTACCCGCTCTTCCAAACGATTGACTTGGTCTTTCAAACTTGAGCCAGAGTTGGGCTTGAGTTCTGCCAAGTAGTGCTGCACTAGCCATTTGACTCCGTAGGCAAATGAGCCAACAAGTGTGCTGACAGCAACTGCCAGGGTTGCGATGTCGGTTGGTGACATTATTTCTCCTTCAGCAAGACCTGAATATCATCAAACAGGTCTATATGGTCATCAATCGTTCTTTGTATCGGAACAATTTCTGCAACTAGGTCCATTTTCTAACTTCTTGATTGTGGCTTTCAAGATTGCATTCTCTTGAGCCATTGAACCAATCTGTTCCCGCATTGCCTGCAATACGGTTGCTAGGTCCAATTCAGTTTCCATCTATTCCCCCTTGAGCAGTGCTATTTCTTTGTAAAGGTCTTGAATCAAAGCGAGCAATCCAGGAACAATCATTCTGTCATTCCAAGATTCAACTTCACCATTTTCATAATCTGCTGCGACTGGATAGACAGCATCAACTTCTTCAGCAATAAATCCAGGAATCAAAGCGCCAAAGCGACTGTCAGATTCCGATAGATAATCTTCGCGATAGGTAAATGCTCGCACTGGCAAATCAAGTAATTTCTTTGGGTCAAGTTCATCAATATCAGTCAAAGTTGTGATGTTCTCTTTGTATCTCTGGCTTGATGCAGTGCTTCGCGTAACGCGACCAAGAGTAATAGTGACGCGGCCATTGGCGGCATCTGTGACCGTTGTATGGTTTGGAGTGAACAAGTCACGGTTGGCAGTGACATCATTAGTTGCAGTTATACTATTGCTGGCAGTTATATTTCCGCTTGATGATATAGTTCCGCCGCTAACTGTTCCTGATGCGCTAACATTTGTGGCATTATTTAGATTGCCATTATTCAAATTGATGTTTCCACCATTTGACATAGAAATTGCTGTTCCAGTACCGCGAACAATATAAGTGTCAAAACTTGCTTGACCAAAAGTTCCAGTTGAAATGTAATTTGTTCCATCGCCAAATGATGTGGCTCCGATGGTAAATCCACCAATAGTTCCAGTTGCGGCAGTTAAAGTTCCAGCAGCAGTAACATTGAAACTTGACCCATTTGTGATGGTATAACCAGTCAAAGTTCCTGCAACAAGTTTATCTGTTGTGATTGAACCAGCAGCAATCTGGGATGCTGTAATGGTTGCTGCTGCGATTTTATCGCCTGTGATTGTGCCTGCAACAAGTTTTGTTCCAGTAATAGATGCTGCAGCAATTCGGTCAGCAGCCAAGGTGCCAGTGGAGATATTGCCAGCATTGAGATTGGAAACTGTGATGACTGATGCATCAATGGTTCCTGATGTAATTTTGTTAGCAGATAAATTGGCAAGAGCATTATTTCCTAGAGGAACTGCAACTCCCCAAGAGCCTGATGTGTAACGATAGATTTTATTGTCATCATCAGTATCAAACCAAAGGTCGCCTTCGGCAAATGGTCCAGTGCTGGGTTGCGTGGTCTGACGATAAACGCGGTTCTTGCCATCGGCAGTGGTCTGTGCCGCTGTAGCGGCTGACTGTGCCGCGGCGATTGCAGTATCTTGAACAGATACCCAGGCAGTTCCATTGTAATAATACTGTTTGTAGCCATCGTCAGTATCAAACCAAAGGTCGCCTTCTTTCAAAGAAGGGTCAGTTGGCGCTGATGCCTGGTAATAAACAACAGCACCAGAGTTGAGAACAATTTGGTCAATTGTGTTGGCAAGACCATCAGCAGTATCTGGTACAGCAGGCACCACAGATGAAACAGTAAAGTCAGCAGTCTGTGTGACTGTGATTGGCGTATTAGTAATCTGTGGACATAATGGCATCGCTTACCCCTAGATTGTTATTGAATATGGATTGATGGGCGATGTGTGAAATGTAACCTGCCAATCATCATTGGTGATTTTGTGGTTCATTCCTTCAATGACAAGGTTATATTGCAAATTTCGATTATCAACAGTGCGGCGTTTGACGCTGACCTGGTCACCAATTTCGCAGGCTAAGAAATCAGGATAAAGAACTCCAAGATTCAAAGCGCTGAAATCAATTTGCTTGGCATAAGTTTCTGGAGTCGCCTGCTGGCGTGATTGGTATAAAGCAAGATTGGTTCCACTGGTTTCGCTCAAGATTGGCGCATCAAAGCGTTTGGAAACCAAGCCATAAGAATTCTTGCTTGGATTGTAAGTTGATGTCACTGTTGCTGAAGCGCCACGGTCAATGATGGCTTGATTGACCACATAGTAGGTTCCTGGGTCAACAACCAATCCTTGATACACAGCAGAAAATGCATCGCCTTGGTCTGAAAATAGTAATTGAGTTGGGCGTGAGAATTTGTCTGATAACGGAACGAGCGTGGCAACGCCACTGCGAGAGATATAAAAACGACCCGCAATGGCATTCACAGCCTGGTTAATCATTACCAGACAGGATTTGCCTTGGACCGTTGATTGCAGCGTTGTGGTACCAGTCAATGACCGAGCAGTGGCTGACCATCCTGCGTAATCCAACATTCGCCCAACGCGAGTTGCCGCTGTCTCTGAGAATTGCAATGAAGCAAGGACAGGGGCCTGCGCATCGGCGATGTATCCAAGACCATCAACAAATGTCATTGTGACGGTCGGATAGTGGCCTTGATTGACGATGCTTGATTCCAAATAACCTTGATAAATCGTATATGGAGTTGATGACCAGGTAGCCTGAATGCGCATCAACAAACCAGCCTTCAGGTTTGGATACCAGGTACTTGATGCATTGTCTGGGTCATAGTTGCCTGAATAATTATTGAACACGATGCTGGCAACACCAGCCTGATTCAAGATGTCATATTGCTTCAAGCCACGGCGGATATTTGTTTCAAGAACATCTGTCGCTGTAGTTGATGTCCAAGTTGACCCAATGTAAAACTGCACTGCGATTGACGGCGCAATGACCCCATTATAGTTTGCCATTATTCCATTGCTCTTGTTCTAAAGAATCCGCCACCAGCGCCTGCGCCGCGCCTTCTTTGTAATGTATTCAATCCTGTTTCAATCTCAACAATGTAATCATCCTTGGTTCCGTGTGGAGTATTGATTGTTACATTTACATTTGGATTTCCTGAATTTATGATTGAACCATTTCCAGTAGCAGAACCATCACCTTGAGCAGCAAGTGAAACTGTAGGCGATGACTTAGCAATTCTTCCTTGACGATTTAGATTTTCTTGAATGGAAGCAGCAGTTGCCTTGGCTTCAATTTCTGCAGTCATCAATGTCAAGCCATACTTCTTGAGCATTTGATTGACGATTTTTTGCTCTGTCGTAAGTTCTTTTTTCTTGGCGTTGTTGAGATTATTCTGGGCTTTGGTAAGAGCAGCAAGTAATGCTGCCTGTGGGTCTGTCTTTGCGGTTGGAGCAGTGATAGTTGATGCTGAACCTGTTGACATTGCGTAATTGCCCAAAGGACCTGTTTTTTGCGCTCTTGCCTTATCTCCAGCAGATTTCAACCCGCCATAGATAGCGGCGGCACCGCCAACGGCGGCAAGCGCTGCACTGGCTGCAACTACTGTAGTTCCGCCTGATGCGAATGCTGCAGCAATGGCTGCGCCTGCTGCTGTAGTTCTAAGAGCAGCAAAAGCGCCAGTCAGTGTCTGAATCGCAGTGACAAATGCAGCGATTCTTCCTACTACAAACATTGTTCCAATGATTCCAGCAAAGGTCTTAACTAGACCCATATTGTTTGAAATCCAATCGGCAAGAGCGATACCAGCAAGAATTATCTTGACCACTCCATCGCTGACTGCTTGAAGTCCTTTTACAAGTTTTTCACTGTTAGTAGCAATCCAGGCTTCAATCTGTGGCAATACTTTATTCTGAATGACAGTTGCAAACTTCTCAATGACTGGCAGAAGTTTATATCCGAGAGTCTCAAGGATTTCACTGTAGCGAATACGCAAGATAGCAAGTCTGAATTCAAGAGTGTTGGCGCGTGCTGCTGCTGAACCCTGTGTTGCTTTATTTACTTCATTGAATACCGCCGCTAAGTCTTTTGATTTGATAGCAGTGGCAGTGATACCTGGAACAAGTTTTTGCAGGCCACGGAAATTACCCTGTAGAGCGCGAGTGACTGCTGTTGTTGCAGTGCTTAAATCAACACCTGCAAAGGCTGAGACATCAAGAGCGGTTGCGAGCAAACTCTGAGCAGAACTGACTGAACCCGTTACTGCCGCTAGTTTCGCCAGCGATGGTCTCAATTCATCATCAACGACACCAACTTCAAGTTGTAATTTTGAAACATAGGCTTCTACTGATGCAATGGCAGCATCGGTTGCGCCTGTTGTGTTGCGAAGGCTATTGGCAAGAAGTACCTGGCTCTTCTGGTCTGCAATGGCAGCCTGGACTGCATCCTTGCCAATCTTGATGGCGAATGCTCCGACTGCAGCGGTTGCTACCGCAAATGCACGAACTGTTTTCTTGCTAAAATCATCAAAACCTTTGCCAAGTTTTGTAATGTCTTTTCTGGCAGCCTTGGAACCCTTATCAGAATATTGGGTAATAATCCGCGCTACAACTGCGCCAACTGCCATCGTTATACCCGCTCTCTATTCAAATGCTTTTGTAATTCTGCTTTTGCTTCTTCTAATGCTTTATTCACATTGGTTTCGATTTTAGCGCGGTCTTTATCAACAACACGCCAAATCAAACGCGAAGCAGGTTTGAATCTGGCAGATAAAGTACGCATAAATTGGTCACCTTGACGGCGACCAGTTGCATCTTTACCACTTTTGCGACCAGCAACTTCAAAGATTGCTCCAGCGGCTGATTTATTCAATAACGCACCAGCGCTCGTTGTGTAATCAGCGCGAACTTTTCCTTGAGCCTTAGTTTTACGAATACCTGCAACAACTT